TGCATCTAAAGACAACCAAGTTGTTTCCGTTTCTGAGTCTATGCCTCCATGAATCCCAAACAAAGAAGAACTAATAACATTAGTGTTAACATATGCTGGGGATTCTTTGCTATGCTTGAGGGGAAACAGTACTTCTGCTTCCAGAGTAGTGGCATACCCACCCGTTAGGGCAACACTAGAGGTTATAAGCCCTACAGAATTTGCATTTGTCGGATCTGCAAACCCGTAAACAGTTGCGTTGCTATTGTCGGGGGTATTAAAGTTAACGAAACGGTCCGCAACAATCACATTTCTTCTATTATTTAACAACTCATAGGTAACGTTATTACCATACATGTTGACTTTTACTAGCTCATCATCAATTCCGAAACAACGTATTAAGTTTCTAAATGCTTTCTCGGTACCCTTAGACTTATAAATGTAATTAAGATTATTATAAATGTTTTGGTAAATAATGTTTTTTATATCATGGAGAGATTTTTCATAAACTTTGTCTTCGCTGCGATCTAACAGTTTTTCTAAAACTCCGGCATCTAAAAATAAATCCGGAGCAACAAAGCCATACGTAGATAATAATTTTTCAGCAAACGGAAGCGGCTTCTCTGAGCTGCCGCTTAAGTATCGGATATCTTTAAGATTATTTAAACTTTCTATTTGAAGATGAAGCGTGTCAAAATAGCTTGAAATAATTTGGGTTAAATATTTAACATCTTTAGAACCCTCAATATCTTCTTCTGTTATCCACGAAGGAATAGATGCATATATTGAAGCATTATTCATTACGTCATGGGTCGATCCCGAAAGCTGTAACCTAGTGCTCAGAGTTTCTACATCCGGATGGAATGAATAAATAATAGGATCTAGAAATTCACGAACTGCAGCGCTAGAAGAAACAATTGCGGAACCAGTATTCCTCGAATTGGTCGTATACCCAGTCCAGGCGCCGTTAGAAAACCTACCGGAATAGTCCAATACTGTGCTATCGGTTGACTTCCTTCCCGTAATCCCTTCATTAAACTTGAAATAAACACCTAAATCAATATTTGATGATTCTTCTGTCGTGGTAAAGGGTGTGGGATCCGTATTGACGCCGCCGGCAACTTGAGTAAACCAAAAACGCCCAATCTCTTCAGAAGTCCTTGTTGCTTTCCAATAACGAAATTCATCCAAAGAAGCCGAGAGCTTGCCATCTCCAGCAGCCGTAGTACTCGAATAGTTCCGGCTGCCCGAAACTGAGGTTACTAGGGCACCGATATGTGCGCGTAAAGCGGTGCTGGGTACATCATTAATTTTGGCGGAGCCTAGTGTAGTGTGGTTATTTAATGTGCCATCTACATAGAACTTACTTACGACACCGGTAGCTGAGGATGTTAGCGTAATTGCGTAATGGTGCCACGCGCCATCTGCTAAAGATGCAGTTGTAAAGGTCGAGGCAGCAACGCTTTGATCTGTAAACCCGGTGGTGCCCGAATAAGCTGTCAACAAAACTGGACTAGTGCCGCCAGTAAAATCTGTTACATCAACTATATCTGTGCCGAGACTCGTATAGGCTAGCGCAGTAGTAAGATTACCGCCAGTGCCACCAGCCTTCATCGTAAGTGTAATTTGGGTATCACTTGAACCTTGTGCTGCCGTAATACCAGAATCGTAACCGGACATGCCATTGTTGGACACTGCAAAGACAATATTCGTAGTGGCAACTGCATTAATGGCATTAATAATAAGCGCGGCGAGCTCGGCATCAGTCTTGTCGGAAAAGCCAATGCCGATCGAACTTCCCGCGCCTGCCACTGGGGGGGCGGTGGATTGCCCGGCGGACAGACGAATCGTCGTCGCCCCACCTTCGCCGCCTGCGCTAGCTGGAATAGTAAATGAAAACGCACTATCAACGCCCGCAGCTTTCACACCGGTGGTGTCAAGGGCGTCCACCGCAGTTGCGGCGGTATTACCGTTTAGCTCAAGTCTCAATCGCCCATACTCTACCGATGACGAGGCCTCGCCGTTCCACAGATCAAAAATAACCTCCCTAGGGCTTAAGCTAGTTATAAATTCATCTTTTTTAAGCCAAAATTCGACTGCGGCGCCCTTAGATCCCAAATTGAACGAGAAATTCGAGGCACGATTCATGGTTGGTTCGTAATAATTTGAACCAGTAAATTGCGTTGAGTAGGGCTTCTCCCCATTCGGGTTGGGATTTGGGCCTCCCTTGATAAAGATATATTCAGGTGTTGCGGGCGCGCCATATCCCCCCGAAAGTCCGGACTGCGTGCCCCAACCATCAGCCGAGAGAATTACATAGCCATTAGTTCGCGGATATTCATTATCAAAAATATGAAGATCGATATAAACTGATTCATTGTGCCATTCTGCTTTTTCTCTCAAAGAGCCGTCGTAAGGATACCCTTGATAAATTCTTATTAGTGATTGAGCATAATATTCTTCAGCCGACCCATAGCGCGCAAAGTTTTCAGGTTTTGAAAAGTTAACACGAGGAATAAACCTCTCTTCCTTTATTAAGTCTTGCTCCTGATAACCTGCGGACTCTACTTGAGACGCGACATCGTGGGCAGACTTATTCGAAAGAGACTGTATATTCTCAGCAACTTCAAAATATTTCTTTATGCTCATACTCTAATTATTCTTCAACTCTAAATTTAAATCTTTGAGGTTGTTCTTGCCAGTCACCAATACTATTATTATAGTATGACAATCGAATCTCATACATATATCCAGATTCCAACATGCTCGTGTCAAGATCAAAATAATTACCCTCCTTATCATAAGAAAGATAGGTGCTCTTATCTGACCCGGTTCCATATGAGATAGCAGCATGGTTATCAACCACACGACGGATTGAAAATGAAGCACTTGTAATAATGTCCGTTGGATTGTTGGCAGTAGATATCGTATATAAAGTTGGACTCCAATTCTTTGCTCGAACAAAAAACCTAAATCTGGCCTTATCCCGTGGTGAATATTTCTTTTTGAGATTTTTGCATGAGGTGACTCTATTAAATGTCGGCGCTGAATCGTATGTCGGTATTAACTCTGGGTAAAAGGACCCAGTGAAATATTGAACGCCGCCGCTATGCCACACGTCGTGGATTGCTAGGAGGCGCGTAGAAGCCGCTGTAAGCGCTACCTGGCACAAGTAGAGCCCTGTACTTGAATAGCTAGCCGTAGCGTTAAAGTCGCCGGCCGTCACAACGTCGCCGCCCACAGGAAGGCTTATTTTTGATCCTGTTGGGAGGCCAAGTGAACTCGAATAAAAAGAAACCAACAAATTATTTGTCCCCACTCTTGGAATATTTACGAGTTGGCCGCGGATATAGTTGTATAAATATAGATCATTTAGGTTGTCGACAGCCGGCGCGAGAGAACTTGAATAAAAGAAATTTTCCCTATCGTCTTCAACTCTGGAGTCCCATCGGACCTCGATATGGGGCCGCTTAAAAAAGAATTCCGTAGACCGAGCAAAAAACTTCTTTGTATAATACGATTGTCTGGCACCAACTATGTTTTGAATAACGCTGCCACTATCTCCACCAACAGAACTAGAAAAGTAAGCCTCTTGGCTAGCTGTGAGGTGAATCCCAAATCCATAATTATCAAATTCATTCGGGGTCGCGATCCAGCGCTCCACAATCTCAGACACATCCAGATCGATATCTTCATATCCTTGTGGAAAAGAAATATTATAATTTGAAGCTGTTAAATAATCGCCGCCGATGCTGCTCCAGCCCGTAGTACTACTGGCGGATAGCCAATTGGTATAGCCAAGATCTTTATATTCATCCATGTCAAGGCCGGTGCCCTCGGCCCACGACTGAGAAACTGGTGCAACCACCAAATTAAAACCTTGAGGCAACGTAAAGGGGGTGCGTGCGTTAAACATTCGAAGATAAAATGAGACACTTCCTGAAGCCGGAATAGTGCCGGCTGCTCTATCCGCTGTTATAGAAGAAATTGGAAATTTTATCAGCATACGCGATAGTTCTTGGGCTTGACCGTTTGATCCAGATTCTTGTCCGTAGATGGAAAAAACTTCTAGGGAATCGGCGTACCCCATATTAGATCCGGTTCCGCGCGTTACAAGGTTAGCCCTATATGCATTTGTTATTGTGGTGTCGGCACTAGCTGTATATCTTAATATTGTCATTACCGTATAGAACCCTTAATGTCTAAACTTGGAAACTTTAGTTCAAAAACGGTGTTATCGGATGCTAATACGCGACGGCCGTCTGCACTGAGGTTTGCCAGCATACTAAAACTTGCGTTAGAATATACGTTACCAGTTCTTTCCACTATCTCTAAATTGATCACATCGATGACCCCACGAACCTTTTGTAGAACCTTATAAAAATCAGTTAGCTGAATTCCTTCTCCAATATCATATTGATTCTTACTTAAGAAATTTTTGAGCGCCGTGTTCGCTTTACTAATCACGTCGTATCGATTCGAATTTAAATCAATTGCTACTGTGTATTCTATACCAAAATTAACGATAACTGCATCTAGAATATCAATGGTATCGTTAATAATTTTATATTGTACTAGCCAATTTTTTAAATTATTCTTAAGAGTCTGATTTGCTGCTATAAGTTTATCGCTGCCGTCTGAGGATATTACATATATATTTAAGTTTCTTTTAAACTCGTCGAAGTCTCGCACAATGCCAACGCGCTTGATTGCACCAAATTTCTCGGGCATCCCATAACAAATAGCTCGATAATCTTGAAGTGTGACAGCACGGTTCTGAGCGGCATAAAAACCAAATACACGTTGTTTGACCTCTTCAGAAGTGGGCAACGAAATATCGCCAGTAAAAGCTTCTTCATTAAGAACCTCTAGAGAACTAGCAACGCTCCCTCTAGTTTTTGCCGACAAAGCGCCCTGCGAAGTAAAGCGAAACTGGGGCCTGTCTACGCTCGTAATTGATAGGGCCGCGGCATTAACATCGTCAATTGTATTAACTCTGAAGCCAACTCGCAACGTAGTATTAGACGGCCCAATGCCAAACTTATCCGTGCTAATCAGCTTCGTTGGATCAAAATCCAAATCTGTTACATAAGTCCTACCATTTAAATCCAACACGAGGTTGCTAGGATCAACAACGGAATTAGAGAGGAGCTCCGAGTCGGATCCATAACCAAATTGAAGAAGTGTGGTGTCGGCTTGGGACTCCACCGTAAATCTCCTAGCTACTGGAACGGCCTTCAAAATATTTCCAACCGTTCCGTTGGTCGAGGTGTTTGTATTTTTAAGCGCTTTGTATATAATGTTTTGAGAGAGGTGATCTACTTCTACGTATTCATGACCCTCTGTGTCGATAACGGAGATCACTTCTGCCACATTTCGAGTTGCCAGGTCCACCGTTAAAAATCTTTCAAATCCGCCGAGCTCTATTTCTTTATAGCTTGTTCTGCCCGAGACTGCTCGTCCTTGTGCTCGAATAACATAGTTTGTTACGTTATTTGTAGTGTTATCAACGTTTGCTACAACAACTTGATTTGTGGGTGTTGCGAAGTCGACATTTTCTATAAGAGTATATAAGCCCCCCCCATTCGATGAAAAAACCGAGCCGGCTTCCAAAACGGGGGCATAATCTAAGTTAGGGCCCACACTTAACGAATCGGCCGGCACTTGTAAATAAAAGGTCAATACTCCAAACGAAGATGGGCTGCGGTTTAATTTGAAGCCCAATTGTCTAGCTAGCCGAACAACGTTGTCGTATTCAACCGCAGTTTCAAGGAAACTCTCGTTTGTTTGATAATCTAAATAAAATGAAAGTATGTCCCCAATATAAGAAACAGTATCTAGCATTAAAGAACCAAATGAAGCTTTGTTAAAATCTTGATAAGTATTGGGGTAGTATCTCTTGGCGTAATTCTCTAGATCTCTACGAATAGAGTCAAAATCGCGACTTGTATAATCTATAGGTTGTAGTTTTTTAGGCATAATAAGTCTCTTTAATTAGTTGTTTACATCAATTTCTAACGCGGTGCTTTGTTGTAATGGCACAATTGTAAAAAAGATAGAAATTGATAAAGAATTGGGAAAAAGATCTGGGTTGTCCTCGGGGATTCTAAACTTCACCTGATCGATTCGAATATAAGGCAAGTATATGGCAACCTGCTCATATAATCGTTCTCTTATTCGCTCATAAGTTTCATCTAGATTTGCTTCAAAAAGATAAGATGTTAGTCCTACTCCAAAATTAGGATACATCATCCTTTCTCCGGGAATAGTTAATACCAGCATTTTTAAGTTTTGCTTTGCCAAGTCTTCAAAGGTGGTATTTAGGTTATAAGGACCAAAAACCTCGCTAACTACTAATGGTAATGCTGCTGAGAGTCCTGCCATATCTATCCCCTTTTATTCTGACACAGTGCCGTCGGCGGCAACAGCCTGTGGTTCGCACGCTGTCGAATCAGAACCAGGAGTTCCCCCCGGAAGCTGACCTACTTCAGCGCCGCCGGATCCAAACTGAGTGCCCACATCAATATTAATATCCGTCTGCCCATCCAGATTAATTAGTTGTAATAAAAGATAAATCAATCCCAAAGGAGTCGGCGGGATCATTAACAGTCCCAAACCCGTTCCAGTAAAGTCGACACCCTTGTCGCTAATGCGCGGGAAAAAGCTCTGTGCATTAAAGCCTGGGGGCGGGGGAATGGGCCCTTGCAATATCTCATTTACAATACACAAGATAGCCACAAAGAGGTCTCCTGCGTCTGCATTGTCATTAAAGGGCCGCAATGCGGCGCCAGGGTACAGTTGGTCGGTGGCCGGATTGATATCTCCCGGGCTCGGGAGGTCCTTCGAGGCCAGCGCGGCAGCGATCGCGTTGAACGCGGCGCCGG